ATTCCAGCCTCACTGAATATTGTGCTTCCAGCACTCTCTGACATGAAGCAGCCGAGAAAGTGAGTTCTTCCAAGAGGGCCGCCGCCCACTGTTCCGTATGGATTCGTGCCAACTATTCCGTTGTCCTTAACCTGTTGATCTCCTACAACAAACCCAGACCACGTCACCTGTCCAGTTGAAGAGCTTCTCTGTTTTCCATCTCCGATACCAAGAACCCTAACATATGTCAAAGCCTGTGCATTCTTAAGAAATTGATTAACTGCTAGCGGTCCAAATTTTGAACCATCTGCATGTCCAAATGATGCCACAAAAGATTGATAATTTCCAACTGTTAGAGGAACAAATGCTGGACCTCTATCTGCTGTGCCAATAACACCTGCTGGTGTCCCTGTTGGTGTCGTAGGTGTTGGTTGAGATAGATCAATCTCATTTGTGTAAACGCCTGCGCTACTATAAATTATTTCAGCCATTTATCGATGATCTCCAGTTCACGTTTATAACTATTCTCTATTCAAAGCTAACGCCAGCATTTGTTATTATAAAGTCTATTGCAACAAACTCAACAGCACGTGTCGGAACAACTACTATTCTTCCGTTTAAGACATTGCTTTCAATGTCCGCTTGTGTGTTATTGCTTGAATCCATTACGACCTTAAATTGATCAACGCCTTGTTGTGCCTGAACAGTTGCAAGAAGTGGTGTCACTTGTGAAACAAATCTTGCTCTTGTTTGTGGTGTATTTTGCTCAAATACTACCTTATTTGCGACATTCACAATGAGCCTCTTAATCTCAAGAAGCATTCTTCTAACATTCACCCTGTCGAGTGCGCTTCTTGATAGCTGAAGCGTCTTCTGTCCAAATATTACAAATCCTGCTCTTGGGAATGTTGCTATTGGGTTTATTCTCGCCTCATAAAGATCATCTCTATCTTGCTGATTGAGCCTCACCTTAACATTTGTTACAAAGTCTAGAGCTGCCCTGTTAAATCCAGCAGGTGCGAACCAGGGATATGCAACACTATCATTATATGCCAAAGCACCGATAACAGCAATTGATGCTGGAACTTGAACCCTAGAATTGTTTATTGGATCTTCTATTGTCACATCTGGAAAATATGCCGCTGAGAAGTTGTTATCGATTGCTCTTGAGTCAAATTGCTCATATGTCTGACCGACATCAGGAGATACAGACACGCTGTCTCCGAAGAGCCTAACTCCGTCAGCATCATATGATGGTATGTCAACTACATAAAATCCTTTTGAATATGCAGATAGTTTTTCAAATACAAAATCTGTAATTGCTCCATCTCTTATTCCAGGTATTGTTATGATGTTGACTCTTGAGACCATTGGATCTGTTATGATAGTTCCAGCTGTTCTATATGATGCAACATTTGAGTTTAGCTTTCCAGTTCCAAAATCATTCCCTGTGCCAGCAGTGATATTAAGACCAATATCAGGCTGTGAATTTGCAGCAAGTCCTCCGGTGTCTGAAGATGTAGACTTATCATTCATCCTAGCCATGTCTTTGTTTAGAATATTGACACCGTCAAATCCACCATACATTAGGTTTGTAAACTTAGCATAAGTGGAAAATCTATTAAAGTAGACTGATGACGTCAAAGCAAAGAGCGATGCTAACGTCATTCTTGATCCGCCGCTTTCAGGATCTACGACTGTGTAATTTGAAGCATTTGGATCTGCATCCCTTATGTAGGCTGTATCTACTATATGCTCTTTGGCTGATCCCGTAAGAGTTGAATTTGCTGTCTGATCAAGACTTGGATTTCCAGAGGTATCATTCTCAATTTTATTTGGAAGAGCAACCCTTGCAAGTGTAAATTTATTATCATTAAATTGATCTGCACCGGCACCAGTTACAGCCTGATCAAGCTTTTGAATTCCAAGAAGCTTTGTGTATGATCTAATTAAAGGATTTATCTCTGAAGAGACGTTTGGATTTAGAACTGAGTTGGCTAGGGAAGCTGTTCTCGGGAGTCTTGTAAACTTGCATCCCCAGTAAAATCTTCCATCAACCCTCTCATCATCACCGCTCATACCTCTAAACCCTGCTGATGTGCTAACATCGCCTCTAGTCACCTTAAACCTAAGCGGAAGAGGGGGGACTATGGAGCCAGATAGTCTTGCTGCGGCTTCCCTGTATAGAATTGGCCACGGCTCGTTAGCGTAGAAGCCGCTGCCAGATACGAACGTCAGTCTTCTTGCTGATGAAGAAGATCCCTCAGTTGACCTATCAGCAGACGACCCTGTCGTGTGATCTGTGAGCGTGTCATTTGTCTTGAGAGATGGGAACCCTCTGAATCCGAACGGTAGCGCATCTTTAGGGACATCGCCTCTCTCTAGAGCTGTGCTCATAACAATTCTTACTCTTGAGGAGACGTTGGGATATTTTCCCGCAACCATCATTCTTCTTTCAGTCTCCTGCTCAGCATCGAAGTTAAAGTAGGCCTTATAGTCACCTATCTTCTTGGCGACATAGTCATCATCAAGAGGATTTAATGTGCACTGCGGATACAGCTCAACCACTTGAATATTTGTGTCAGTGTCGTCAAAGTTTCTAACCTGAACCGTGAATGTCCCGTATAGGTCTGCTGGGTTTGTTGACTTTTTAACATCTCTAATCGATATCTTATATTTTTGATTTGCAACAGCGCCGTCAGATATACACTCGAAGTGGAAGAGGTCAAACTCTTTTCTTCCATACGGCTGCGATATAAATGCGGATGTTCTTGCTGCACTGTATCTGGTGTCAAATCTTCCGAATGCATCAAGGAAAGATATACTACCGATACCAGAAGATTGTGACGAGTTTGTCGATCCAGACACCAGAGCAATTGAAGGATGAACAGCTGTGCCCGTATCAACAGGAGCTAACTCATTCTCAACAGGGAAGTCTGCATAGAGAAGATGCTGTTCAACTCCAAATCTCTCAGGGTCTGTGTTGAGAATGTTTCCGATATACTCATCAGCAACTGGATTAAGTGAAGCTGTAAATATTTTAATCCCAGGAAATCCATCGTCTGTTGAGAAACTAGATCCGACAGATGATGAAAGAACTAGCTTGAATAGACCGTCAGTGTTTGGTGACGCAAGATCAGTCTGAATAGATGCTGTCGCTGCATAGCTTGCTGTCGCATAGTGAAGTATCTCAAACCTTGAGCCTGTTGATGTGAATAGCATTCCCCTTACAAGGAACACATGATCGTCTAGCGTTTTTCTTAAGTCATAGCTTCTATTGTCTCTAAAGATTGGATACCCAAATCTCTCCTGAGAAGATGACACTATGTGTCTTGCAGCTATAAATTGAACGCAGCCCTGATATCTTCCAAAAGAGCTTGGAATTGTGCTTGGATCAGGCTGTGTTCCTATTACTTTGAAACCTGCTGACTTAACAATACCACCTGCCGTGGTGTTATTAATATCTGTTGCTGTTTCATTTGCGCCAGCGCCCAGGACTCTCACGTATGTGAGCGCTGTTTGGTGCTTTAAAAATTCTCGAACCGCGTAGGGACCAAAATATTTTGAATCTAGTGACCCAAATCTTCTCTCAAAATCAGCAAACGATCCGACCGTTACGGGTACAAATGCAGGACCCATCTCAGATGTTCCCACAACGCCAGCCGGGACACCGATGATCTCTGTCTCTCTTTGTGAGAGATCGATTTCATTCTCAAAAAAACCGGGTGATTTAAATGTCTGTTCGGCCATTTAATGAATCTCCTGTTACGACTTTCTACAGTTATAACTATCGCTTAATTGCTCAAATATCCAAAATCGATATTAATCACTGATAGTATCTAAAGTAGTCTCTAGCTTAACTGTCACTCTTGAACTTGCAACAGTCTCTCCTGACCTCTGATCCCTTGTTATGACTCTTACAAGACGAGTTACCTTCTCACCTGTAAAAGGATCTATAACAGTGTCAACCAATCTTTCACTTCCCTGGCCACGCATCCCCTGTGTCTCTCCGTTAATGTCCACATTTTCAACATCTGATAGTATGAAATTATTTAAATCTGCATTCCCGTCAGGAGATTGATCTTGTTTTACTACTTGTGTGCTTGACTGAATGTACCCAAATTCAACTTGGGGAGCTGAATAGAATTTCCTTATCGGAGAAGGTGTACTGGGATTGTCTATTCCCAGTAAAAATCCAGGGACCTCTATATTAAACGTATATCTTATAATTCTCTCCTCTTGCGAGAAATTAGAAAAATTATCAGCATTTGAAAGAGGTGATTTTATATATCCCACATACTTGTACCCTGACTTTGATTTTATCTCAAATCCATAATTTTGACCATCATATTGTGACATCATTGTCTCAATTATCTGATTCATCTGAGTCATATACTGAGTCCAAAATGTCACCTCATATGTTGCTGTTAAGAATTTAGGGTAAGGGAGAGTTATTATCTCAAATATATTATCTCCCAACTCGTCTCTCAAAAATGTTCCTGTTGGATCATCAAGAAGTGATAGATTCATTCCGTTTCTTCGGGATGCTACTCTTCCAGGGTGAGCGACATTTCCTGGAAAAACATCATTTTTTGAAAAATTAGCTCTTGAAGCAACGCTATACTGATTTTTTAAACCCAGTTTGTTGACTATCTTCTGATAATTTCTATCCCGCTTGTCAAGACGTTTTCTAATAATATAGTTTTGCTGATTTCTAAACGATATAGGAGTACCATATCCTGCCTGAGATGCTGATGTGTCTATATTTTTTCTATGTATTGAAATTATTGGAAGTATTAGCGCATTATTTCTATCTCTAATTGGAGATTTTCTTCTTGTGAGTGCAAATCTTTCACCTGTTGAAAATACAACAGGGACTTTTGTTGATTGCTCTTTGACCTTAACTTGAAATGCCAGGCGCTTATCAAATAGCTCAAATAGTGCCCTATCCATTTGCTCAATCCCAGCTGGCGAAATTGAAAAATCATCTGGAACTATTCCCTCATATCCCGTGTCTATCTTTCTAGTCACGTGTCATCTCCATAGAATGCAGAGCCAGCGCCTTGTGGATCACCCTGAGGTGACACCTCGTCAGGGCCTGATATTGGCTTGTCGAGAACACCTTTTTTCTGAAGTGCTCTAACGTCCCCCGTCTCTCCCTCGCTATTTCTCTTAAATCCTCTCTGCTGAACAAATGTATTTTGAACAGCGTCTTTATCACTATATGACTCATCTGTGGGTCCAAAAGTATGAGAACTAAACTGTCCGATACGAGCCTGTTTTCCTGTTATTGTCATAAATCCTTTATGTTCAACTTCTCCGTATATTGTATTAGAATCTGGTGCAGTTATGACCTCAAAGAAAACAGAGCCATAGCTGAAAAAATCACCCTCAAGAATTTGAATGCCCTTGTCGAGCATATCTCTCTCTTGAACATACACCTCTATCGTATAGTACTCTTCACTTCCAAATGTATTTGCTCTAATCTCTTGAGGAGCATATTTGACAAGCGCATCAATCTCAATTGGATTATCAAATATTTTGTGAGAAGATTCTTCATACACGTCATGAATCTTAGATTTTTGCTCTGATATTGGGAAATAATATATCTTTTGGCCTATGACGTCCTTTACTATCTCTTTAGCGATATCATTTATAAAGTTTATCTCTCTTGGAGTTATAAAAAGTCTTGACATATCCCTATCCCATAAAGATTGCTAGGCCGTTAGGCATTGGAACATATTTTAACTGTTTGTTGATAAACTCTGCTCGCGTTGCAGCTGTCTCCATAAGCTTATCATATGTCATAGTATCTAACATCTCCTTAAGCTGGGTTTTTAAATTTGTCTGATCTTCTCTTCCCTGCGTAACAAGATCTGTACCGTTTAACGTTAGATCTGATCCTGGAATTGGTATATTTCCAAATTTTGATCTAATCCTGCCAAGCAGCTCTGTTGACACTGCGAGTGCATATTGTCTTATCCACTGTCTACCAATACTATTGACATTGTTATATTCAAGATTTCCAAATGGTATGTCAGATAGATTTGACACTCCCTTTGTAGTATCATCTTGATATGATGGATTTAATGGATTTGAAAAGAATTTCACTCTCATAAAGAGCTTCTGAGGGTTGACCTGTGTTGGCTTCGGATATATTCTTATCTTTGTACCTACAATCTTGTAAGAGTAATTTGATCTTCTAACTCTGTTTGACAAATCTAATTGTCCCGCCCTTAGAATATCTTCAAATACGGGAAGAACATAGAATATTGTCTCTGGGGTGAATGATTCAAATGAAAATTCATTATTTAGATAATTTATAGCAGATGTTGTATCAAAGAATCTATATGCAGCCTGCGGATTAAAGTGAAAAACTTCACTAATTTGTAATTTTGTTCTTAGGGAGTTTAAACTTGAAGAAAATATAAGATTTTCACTTGAATCTTTAAGAGAGTTATAAATATCGTAATCTTGCTGTCCATTCTTTAACTGAATTGACCCAGATAACATATTATAGGATCCGCCAACTCCAGCATTCTCAGCATATGGCTCTGCAAATCTTGTAAGATATTCAAGATTCTCTCTAGGATACCTACCCTCAGACCCAGACATAACACCATCTGATCCTGTTGTTGATTGACCCAGAAATTGAGGCAATTGAGACTTTGCCTGATATTGGTTTAGTATTGAGCTAAACTCTAAAGCTGACTCTTCTAAAGATGCCCAGATCTGCTTTTTTGTTAACTCAACGCTTAAGACATCATCACCTAGCTTTCTTTTGATAAAAGTGACAACATTATCCGCCTCTGTCTGAAAATTTGACTCATTATCAAAAAATCCATACGGAGTCGGATTTGTGGTTTGTGAAAATGTAGCCACGAATA